GAATAGCCGCTGGAACCCGCCGTGCTGTAACGTCCGCTGGAACCCGCCGTGCTGTAACGTCCGCTGGAACCCGCCGTGCTGCAATAGCCGCTGGAACCCGCCGTGCTGTAACGTCCGCTGGAAAAAGGCTCTTTGCCCTTCACCCGATTAAAAACGGCATTCACCGTAGCTTTTACCAGCCCTGCAAAATTCACCTCACCTTTCACCGTAAGCTCAGTGCAGGCCAGTTTACTATCCTCTACGCTTTTATCCACGTTTCCGCCGCACTCGACCTCAAAAAAGCGCGGGCTATCCTTCAACGGGTAGTAGTGCAGAACATCCAGCGGGTTCTCGCAGGCGTGCATACCAGCGAGGCAGCAGTCAGCTTTGTCCTCATGGTAGGTCTTGCCCACCTCGTACTGCTTGCCACGGCACTGCATATTTTTGTCCATGGCCTTATATGCGATGATCTTCTCACTCATGCTTATAACCTTCCTTATTGGTGTGTTTCTTCTGTGCAGGCATGTTCAGCGCCTCACTTCTTAGAGCTGCCAAAGCTGCCAATGAGCCAAAGCGCGATCCACGCCGCCGTTCCGGCGGCCCAGGTGAACGTCCAGTGCATCAATGCGCAGATGGCCCACACGGCGGCGCAGGTAACGCCCCACGAGATGCCCAGAAGGACGGCAAACGCGATGATGATCGATAGTACTTCACCCATTGTTCCACGCCTCCTTTGCGGCCCTCTCAGCTGCCTGTGCCGCTGAGTCCGCGCACCACTTGCCCGCCGGGGCGGTCTTGCGGGGGTCTGCCGGGGCTTCGTCCTCTTCCAGTAGCTGCTTCAAATCCTCCTGCATCCAGTGGTAAATGCTGGCCTTCTCCGAAGCGTTTTCCTCTTCTTTGGTAGGCGTCTTGCCGAGCATAGTGCGAAATGCACCTCCAGCGACATTAACCATAGCCTGCTGCTCCAACTCGTTGTACTTGCCGATGAGCTTGCAAATTTTATCTCGCATCGTAAATTTCATAAAGATCCTCCTTGCATCAATGACGCATAACAATGTTGGACGAATGAACCAGATAGGTCACACCGTCAATCACAACCTGAAGCTGGTCGCCTTCATAGTCGCACCAGCTTTCGACATTGCCCTCGACAATCGTTCCGTCGGGCATTTTCAGCTGTGCCCAGTTGTATTCATAGGTCAGGTCAATAACCTGCTTATTGCATCCGGCCATCAGCAAAGCGCTTGCCAATACGGACGCTACGCCAACAATAATTTTTTTCATGCTCGTTTCTCCTTTTAATAAAATGTTTAATAAAATGTCTTTTCTTTGCTGTGCCGTCGCAGTTCTCTGCACTTCCTCGCTTCACTCTTCACTGCCTTTGCTAAACATCGCTTCTCAAAGCCATTGCGCTACTCAACCGAGCTGCTCATTGCCAAGCCATTCCATCGCAAATCACGGCATTTCTTCTCTCTTCCATGCCAATGCATCCGAAGCAAAGCCTTGCCGCAGCGAATCGTTACGGTGCACCACTTTTCCTTCGCAAATCACATCAGCGCTTTTCTCTGCCATTCCTTCGCCTTGCCTGTCCGTGCTTCTCAGTGCCACTGCACAGCAGTTCACCTCATAGCCTTTGCTTTGCACCGCCGTGCCTTGCCTTTGCCAAGCATCGCACGGCCAATCGAACTCAGCCTTGCCATTGCCACGCCTCGAGCTGCACCGCCTCCGCGAATCAGGGCCGTCAATGCCATGCCCTTGCTCTCAGGCATTCACCTCATAGGCGATGTAGGTAAACCGGCCTTTGCCGCTGTTGCGCCATTGGCCGATGCCGCGCAGAGCACCGTAGTCCAGCCACTCACGCACGACCTTCTCGTGAGAATCGTCCAGCAGCATGACCTCAAACTCGCAGGTCGAACCAGCGGGGATCTCCTCACTGTTGACAAGGCTTACGCGCTCGCCCTGCGCGGTCTGGGCGCGGAGAGGGCGCTGGCAGTCGGTAATCTCACCGTTCACATGAATAGGGATCATGCGGGGCTGAACGAAGATCAGACCGTCAATGACCTTCTTGTAAGCGGTCAGCTTGCAGCTTTCGTTCGTAGCCCGCTTCTTTCCCGTTTCGGTCTTTCCGCCGATGCGGGAAAGCATGCCGCAAGCATCCTTAAACATGCCTTTGATCTGGTAATCGTAAAAAATAGGATTGCCGTCCGGGTCACGCGGGAAAACGGTCATGCCCTTGTCGGCTACCGCATCAGGGCCAAGAGCCGCCACTTCATCCTCGATTGTTGCAGCATCCGGCGACTTGCTGGCGATAAACTCCCGGGCAACATTGGGGTTTGCGGGCCAGGTGCCAAGCACCGGCTCAATAAACGTAGCTTTCACATGCAGTTTTTTCATAATAATAACCTCCAAAATATATTGCTTACGCCACCCCGTCCTGGTTGTGCTGCCGGGCGGCAAGCTCCATCTGCTCCACGCTCTGCCTGCGCTCCACGCTGGGCAGCATTCCCACGGCCTTGAGCTGCTCATAAATGAACCGCTGGCCCGCTTCCGTCCATACGGTGGTGTTCTTGGTGTCCCACTCGCCGGTGCTCTTGTGCTGGAACGGCGTGGATTTGCGGTTTTTGGTGTAACCTTTTCCGCTATACTTTGCGTATAACACCCACTGCCCGTCGCTGGTCTTGTACTGGATCTTCAGGCCGTGAAGGATGCTGTTGAGTTTCTCGGCGCTCAGGCCGTAATCCTTGGCAATGCTGGTAGTGGTGCGGCAGTTCTTGCCCACGCACACCGCCCGGGCATACTCTGCATCCGGCTTCAGGTCGTTGTTCTCGGCCAGCAGGCTGCGGTTCACGCTTTGCAGCTCTTTCACTTTGCGGTCTGCAATAAGCACCGCCCGGCGCATGACCGCCTCCGGGCTGTTCCACTGCGCCTCCACGGCCAAGAAATACTGCCGGGCCTGCTTGCCACGCTCGTTGCGCTGGATCATGCACAGCTCCTTCGCCATCGGGATGGTGAGCTGGTGGTCGTCCACCGTGCGCGTGACCTTGCGCCCGCCCTCATTTTGAACTCGGTCAATTTTGACCGGGTTGAAATCCTCGCCCTCGGTAAAGCCGTACTCACACATACGAGGGAACCAATGCCGGTAATCTGCGCCAACCTGCAAAAACTCGTGCAGCTCCCGGCCGCTCACCGTGGGGCGCTCCGGGTTGTCGTAGCTAATGGGGATGAGATTGCTTAATTCGCTCATGCCGTTTTGTCCTCCTTTTCCTTGATGATCTCGCTGACGGCAGCTTCCATCTTTTCCCGAATGCCGGGAGGGTTGCGCTTGCTGTTCAAAATCAGTGAACAGTAGCTTCTCGAAAATCCAAGATGCTTTGCTACGTCGTCTACTGTAATCTGATTGTTGTGCATCCGGCCTACTAAACGGCCTGTCCATTTTTCAGGCACTTTCACACCTCCTTTAAAACGTAAGTTGAAACATAATTGACAGCGGCGCACCGATTTGCTATACTGTTCAAGGCTCCTAGTTAAACTGATTCAAAAGGAAGGTGATTTCATTGACCCAACTTTTGAGCCAGCCAGTTCCAGACACGAGCAAGTGCGTGAAGCGCTAGGGCTTACAAGGCGGTGCCGACCCGCCAAAGGAAGCGGCGTACCCATAGCCCTGCAAGTTGTTTTTGCAGCCCGGGCGTTACTTTTGCGCCGCGCATGGCGCGAAAGACGTGCAAACGCGCATGTTTGCATTACCGCCGGGGTGCAAGTGCGTTCTGGTGACAAATCGGTGAAAAGTCTGTCTGTGAAACAACCGCAGGCAGATTTTTTCTTATCGCCGTGTCAAATACCAGTTGAAAAAGTTTACAAAGTGTGTTACTATGTAGTTGCAGACACATAGTAAAAAAACTTAGGCGGTGCGACCCGCTTGGGTTTTGTGTTTTGTTAACGTTTTTAACTGACAACGCCATTATAGCAGTAACTAAAGTAACTTTCAATAGTTTTCTGTAAACTTTGTGAACTTCGGCATACTGCACAAAAAGGTGGTGTATTTTATGGCATTTTACGAAAACTATTTGAAGCTGTGCGAAAAGGCCGGAAAAACACCATCTGCGGCAGCTCTTGAAATGGGGCTTTCAAAGCCGACAGTAAATCGCTGGAAAAAGGGCGGCGGAGCAACTGATGCCACAGCATTAAAGGTTGCATCTTACTTCGGTGTCACGGTCGAAGAGTTGACCGGCGAAGAGCAAAAAGAAAAGCCCGCCCCCAGTGAAGGGAGTGGGCTGGATGCAAGGTTTGACGAGCTGCTAAGTCAGATGACCGATGCAGACCGTGCAGATCTGCTGGAGTATATGGAATTTAAGGTTGCAAAGAGGAAGGAAAACCACAATGGCTGAGTTTTTGGACAAAAAGAGTCTGGCGCTCCTATTATATATGGAGAAGCACAACGGGAAAATGAACCAGCACGAAGTCTGTCTCATTTCCGGCGAGGATTTCAGCCACAACGGCCAGAATCGGTACATTCAGAACTTGAAGGGCCGCGGTCTGATTGATGAGCGCCGCAAGGAGTACATTCCTGACGGGGTGGGTGGTTTTCTTCCCAGCGATTACATTTATTCTCTTCCGCTAACTGGAGAAGCCTATCTTCAAGAACTTCGAGCAGATCGGGAGAATCAAATACTTCAGGCCGCATTGGATTTGCTGGTGTCCATCTTCGGCCAGAAATTTTAAGGGCATCACAAACGCGGTCAAATGCTTCGTGCAGCTCTTCCGTGGTCTTGCCCTTTCCGCATCCGTAGTTGAAGCAGTAACACCCGATTTCAAGAGAACACCGATGGTCGCAATTTGCGCACTCTTCGCTTTTGATTCCGGGCAGGCCGGACGCTTCCGTTGCCAGAAGAGCAAAAATTCTGGTTTTGTACCGGCCCAGTTCAATCTCGTACTTATCCACAGATTTACTCCTTTCTGCTGTTGAGCAGGCTTTCCGCATAGGAAAGCACCTCTTGTTTTTCCTGTGCCGACAGAGAAGAAAACAAAGCTTTGAGGCGGCACTTTTCTTCCATTGTATCACATTTTGCAAACTTTGTGCTAGCTTCTTGCACTTTATTTTCCCCCTTTGGCATTTTCCTTGATAATTTAGTTTTTCGGCAGCTGGTTGGCTGCCTATTTTTGTATATGTGAGGTGCGTATTATGGCAAATGCCTGTCCTGTCTGCGGCGGCAAGCTGGGCCTTCTGAACCGTGAGAAAAGCGCGGACGGCTTGATTTGCGCCAGCTGCAGCAACTTTTTCTTTTCAAAATTGGGCATCCGTGCAGCAAAGCAACCGGCAGCTGCCCTTGCGGACTACTGGGCTACACTGGAACAGCGTCGGAAGGTGTTCAAAGAAACCGATTCCATCTATGATGGTGACGCGCTCTTTGTGTCGATTGACAAGCCCAACCGGCTGTTTTGCATTGGACACCGCAGCGGTGATAAAGGCCCTCGCATGATCTACAGCTTTGATGAAGTTGCCGGTTACGAATCTGACGCGCCAGACGATCTGACGGTGACAGAGACCAAAGGCGGCATTGGCCGGGCCATGATCGGTGCAGCCGTTGCCGGGCCTGTGGGTGCGATCGTAGGCGCTACCACCGCTAAAACAGAGACCCGCAAGGGTCGCAGTAAAGAGAGCGTGTCTATCCACTTTGCGCTTCCACTAGGCGAAAGCAACTTGCTGACAACGGTTTATCCAGGCGGAATGACTGCATTTCTCAAGAGTTGCCAAGGCTCTCCAGAACAGCCGCGGGGCACCGCACCGGTTGCTCCCAGCTCCGCCGATGAACTTTTGAAGTTTAAGCAGCTACTGGATATGGGGGCCATCACGGAAGCGGAGTACAACGCAAAGAAATCTCAGTTGCTTGGCCTGTAAACCTGTTCAAAACCATATTATAAAACCGCTGGTTGTGGCCGTCAATCCCAATTCGTGCACTGTTTTTAGTGGAAAAATCCACAAAAAAATGCGTATTTGCAAGATGCGCGAGACATGCACGAGCAATGTGCAAAAAATGCACGTTGCTATTCGCGGTTGCAAGGCTGTTGCAAATTTTGCAACAGGTCAGCCGCCAGCGCCCCGCCGGGCTCACCGGAGGCAGCGTGCAGCTTGTCAAGCGCGGCGATCTTGTGGGCCGCGTACATCATCGCAAGGGCTTGCTGATCTGGAGTCATGCTCACATAGCAGGCCAGAGCGGCGCGGATATAGGTACTGAAGTGCTTCATCTTGTCTTTCATGGCTCATTCCTCCCAGGGTGCAGGGGTGCGGTCGGTGCCGGTCAGGATGCTGGCGGGCATTCCGTCGATGATGGTCATTTCAGCTTCTTTGCCGGTTCTTTGCTCAAAATCCATTTTGTTTTCTCCTTTCTTTTGTGCACATCTACGATTTATAATCCAGATTTTACCATGCGCCGTTGGAAAACAAAATACGGATAAAATTTGTCGAATGGCGCAGACTTTTTCTGCGCCATTTTTTGTTAAAAACACACTGGTTTTATTGGGGGTGAAAGTATGAGTTATTTTACGGCGAGCCAAATCGGGAAAGCACTTGCAAAAGCACGGGTGTCTGCTGGCCTGAGCCAAGCGGAGATCGCAAGGCGCATCGAAAAAGGAGAGCGCACCGTGCAGAGCTGGGAAAAAGGATGCACCAGCCCGGACAGTGACGAGATCATGGACTGGTGCACTGCGTGTGGGGTGTCACCCATCACGATTTTCATGGAGATGCTCCACCCGGATCTGTACAAAGTGCCGGATGACGGCAAGGCCGACGAGGAGCTAAACGCGGAGTTGCGCCGTCTCGTGGTAAATCTGCCGTCGCTGACGAAAAGGCTGCTTCTCTTCATACTGAAAGGCAGTCACGGCAGCAGCCCGCCTGCTGTCATATCGGAGATGGCGGCAAACCTCCACTGCCCCCTGAATAACCGGGTCAGCGTGTGCGGAACCATCATAGACCAGTATACCTATGCGCAGATCGCGGGCCTTGACCCATGCCCGGACGCTCCGCAACCTCCCATTGGCGACCTGAAGATCAACTACAAGGCCGGAAGGACCGCTGCCGAAAATGGTGCATTCGGATATATCGGGCAGAAAAAGGAGTAAGCCATGAAATGCGTGAGACCATGCTGCCGGAAAGAGATCCCGGATGGTGCTTCTTTTTGTCCATGGTGCGGGAAGAAGCAGCCGGAAGCCGCCCCGCAGCAAAGAAAAAAGCGCCGCCGTCCCAAGGGCAGCGGCAGCGTGTATAAACTGAGTGGAGCGCGGGCAAGACCGTATGTGGCGCTTACAGCCTGCAGGGATGTTTTGGGCACGTTTGAAACAGCAGGCGAAGCCGTACAAGCGTTGGACGCTTACAACGCCCAGAACACGCCCGCAGCGCGTCTGAAGTGCACCTTTGCGGATGCCTATGCCCAATGGAAAGCGCAGCCCAAATTTGACAAGCTCAGCACGGACATGCAAAAGGGGTACGAGCTGGCCTATGCAAAGGCTGCGCCGCTATACGACCGACAATTGCGGGACTTGAAAGCAGCAGATTATCAACAGGTCATTGACCAGATGGTGGAAAAGGGACTCTCCCGCAGCTCCTGCGAAAAGCAGCGCACACTTTTCAGCCAGATCTGCGAGTGGGCAATGGCGCAGGACATCATAAACAAAAATTACGCCATGCTGCTGCAGCTCCCGGCGGCTACAGGAAAAGCAGAGCGCACACTGACCGCCCAAGAGATCGAGCAGATCAGCAGCCGACAGAATGACCCGAAATTTGGGCAGACGGCGCAAATCGCAATGGTGCTGCTTTATACCGGTATGCGCATTGACGAGCTGCTTTCCATGCGCTGCGACGACGTGCATCTGAAAGAGCGGTACATGCAGGGCGGTGAAAAGACAGAAGCAGGCAAGAACCGCATCATCCCCATCCTTGATCCCATTTACAAAATCATTGCCTTTTGGATGCTTGACAGCGGGTGTGAATGGCTGATTCCATCCAAGGCCGGCACAAAGCTGGATAAGCGCAACGTGGCTACAAAGTTCCGGGCGTTGATGCAGGAATGCCATATAGAGGGCGTGCATCCACACACGCTGCGCCATACAGCCAGCAGCAAGATGGTGGAGTGTGGTCTGGAAAAGACCGCCGTGCAGGCCATCCTCGGGCACAAAAATTTCTCCACCACGGCCAACAAGTACGTGTCCCACAACGATCCAGCCTATTTGTTGCAGGAAATGCAAAAGATGAAGTACTGATTTGTTGGATTGTTTGTTAGATTATCACGTTCATTCAGGAGATTTCAAGGCATTTCAAGTAAAAAGAAAAACGCACGGACGATTCATTTTTATCGTTCGTGCGTTTATTTTTGGAGCTGGTGACAGGAGTTGAACCTGCAACCCACTGATTACAAATCAAATATATTTTGCGGTATATCGTTATAATGATTAGATTTGTTTGCTTATTGTTAGCTTATGAAGTTTAAACTTGAGTTTTGGTTAGTCTATCACATTTGCAAAAATATTGCAATGATGCAATCAAATTGTCCTTATTTTTCGCATCACAAGCTCATATTCCTTGGGATACACAAGCTTAATGGCGCTCATATGCTCGTCCAGAATATCCATCAGTGCGCCAAAAGGGGCGGCGCTTGCAGCTTCCACAAACTCGCTTTGAGGCGGCCCGGATGTAGAGTATGCCTGGAGCATCGGCTCTGGCATGGCCTCAATATGGGACGCTGAATCCTGTTTTTCTTCTAGCTCATCTCGCACAGTGCAAAGGGCAGCAAGCTTGTTGACGCTCTGCCAACTGGTTTCCTCGCACTTGAGCTTGCGGATATGCTCGTTGATCTCGTCAATGTCCATGCCTGCCACCCTCTTCCTTATGCGTTCCGCAGAATGTCGGCTGCCCGCTTGTATGCGTCGCGCTCCGCGCCGGTGGCCTCCTGCATCATGTCCTCAATGTCGGAGATCATGCGCTCACGGCCATCCGTGCGGGAGTAATGCCCACGAACATAGTGACGGCCACGGTTGGCGTAGCTGTTGCCCCGGTTGTAACCGTTTCCGGCATCGTGGCCGAAGGTTCCGCGCATGTCAGCTTCCCACTCGCCCGTACGGCTGTACTCGCCGCCATCGCAGTAATCCTCGATGCGGTGGATGTCCAGAATGATGTCCACGATCTCGCCGATCATCTCAACATCGCCAGGGGACCGGTTCTTTTTGTCGGTCAGCTCCATGAGCTCGTCGCACATCTCATCCTTCAAATGATTCAGTTTATCCAGCATGACTTTATCTCCTTTCTTATGCTACCCGCTCAACGATCAAGTTGCTGTTTGCAATGCTGACTGCCTGCGTACTGGTGTTTTTGAGCGCCACGGTGACGCAGCAGCCGCGCGGCACCTCGATGAAAGCGGCCACGAAAACGTTGAAGTAATTTTCGACTGCCGCCGGGGTGACAATGGCTGTCGCACTGGTCAGCGACTCACCGCCGACAGCCAGCGCCACGGAAATGGGCCCCACGGTGCCACCGGTGGGAATGGCGACATTGCCGCCAAAGCTTACCTTGAAGCGCGCTTTGCACTGATTGGTCAGACCCCGCATGGTCACAAGGCCGCTGCCCTCACGATGCACAATGCACGCAGGCGCGTTCACTGCGGTCTCGGTCAGGGGAAGGTTCTGGCCCGCTGCCACGCTAACGGTGTTAGAATTGCTAAATTCGGCCATTTTATCGGCTCCTTTCATAATAAAAACGCCGGGACTACTGCCCCGGCGCTCTGGTTTGCAAAATCAGCTCAGGGGCTGAACATTCGAGAAATCCTCGAAAGTTGCCGTTATTCGATTAGGCGCAACCGTTGCAGCCGCAGCCGGTGCCGCAGTTACCGTACTGGTAAGGTGCAGGAACCGGGAATGCGGGCACGGGGCGCGGATTGTAGTAGGCCAGCTGACCGCTCATGTAGGCCTTGAGCGTTTCGTTCTGGGCTGCCTGAGATGCCGCAAGCTGTGCTGCGAACAGCTGCTGACCCTGCTCAGCGATCTTTGCGTCCTTTGCCTCGATGCGCTGTGCGGTCAGGGCGTCAAGGATGGCGCGGGCGTTCTGGTTCTGGTTGTCGATGATGTCCCGGGTGGTGTTCTGCACCGTGTTCCGGGTCTCGCAGGACTGGGTGGCCAAATTGTAGTTGACGCCCTGAATGGCAGAGCGGTTCTCGCAGCAGCACTCCTGCTGCTGCATCTGCATGGCAAACAGCTGCTGCATGAACGCCGCCTGCTGGTTTGCGCGGCTGATCTCTGCGGACATAAAGCCGTTGCTCACGGTCTGCTGCACGCCGTTGACAAGCTGCGCCTGCTGGTAGAAGCCATCACACATGCCGTTGTTGATACCATCCATCTTGCGCTCGATGTTGGCAAAATCGGAGGTCAGAACGTAGCCGTCAACGACACCGGCACCGGTGTTGCCATTGCCGCCCCAGTTGCCGCCCCATCCGCCGCAGAAGGCGAACAGGAACAGGATGATGATCCACCATGCGCCATCATTGCCAAAGCCAAAGCCGTTGCTGCCGTTGGTGTTTGCGGGCTGAACGGGCATGGTCAGAACCGCAGAATCGGAAGAAAGAGACATTTTTGTACTCCTTTCGTGTGTTTTGAATGATTTTTATGCTTGAACCGTGGCCACGGTTACGACTTAATGGAGAAACTGCTGAAACTGCTGCGCCATCGCCTGCAGCTGGTTCAGCTGGTTTTGTGACATTTTGCCGGATTGCAGCAGCTTTTGCACCTCTGCTTTCGGGTCGCCTTGAAAGTTTGCACGGAACTGCTGGAACTGCTGCATCATCTGCCCGAACTGACCCATAGGGTTTGGCATGGCGGGCATACCGCCGCCCAGTGCGTTAAAAAGAGAGTTTGCCATACTTATTTGACCTCCGTTTCAGGTTTTGCAGGCTCTTGCTTCTCGAGCGCCGCACAGCGGGCTGCCAGAGCGTCAAACTCTGCTCGGGTGACAAACTCCCCGCCGGGCTGCTGCGCCGTCTGATGGGGCATTTTTGTCGCCGTGGTGCGTTCCTTGTAGTCAAAGACGCGGAGAGGCAGCGGCATCCCGCTGGCGTCGGTGCTCTTGATGTAAAAAGCGCTGTTTTCGCTGTCCATCAGCAACACGCTGTTGCCTGCGGCGACCATATAGGCTTTTGCGCCCTCTTCTCCCTGCACCCAGATGATGGAGGGCGCAGCCTGTGCTGTCTGGGCTGTCGGCTGCTGCATCATGGGTGACTGATAGCCTGTTCCCTGCCTGAGTTGAGCGAGGTTGTCCGGCATTGGCTGGCCGTAGTATGTCGGCATCTGATACGCATACGGATTGTAAGGCATCGTTTACTCCTCCTTATACCAGTAGTAAATCGGGCATTCCGCGCCACTGTCCCAACTGTCCCACCACGCACCGTCGATGACGGTCAGGACGTGGCCGGAGCAGCCCAGTACATACACGCCGCGCGGGTACTCCCGGGCAAAATCTGCCACGGTGTAACAGGTGGTGCAGTCTGCTTCCACCATGCGGCGCTTGTAACCCTGCTTTTGGAGGTACGCGCCCCATGTGCGGTTGGCGCTTGGCATATCGCCGATGGCGTAGCCGGTGAGCGCCAGCGAAATATACGCTTGCTCCCAGCTCCGACCGGTGGCCGCAGCTACCGCCCGCACTACGCAGTCCCCGACGCTGCTCCCACGCGGGTTCGGGTTAAACCTGTGCCACACATGGCACCCCCTCCCTTTGCGCCCAGTGTACTTTTTTTAAACCGCCGGGAGAGACAAGGAACGCGCAACGAAGGACAAATAAAAAAGCGCCCACACAGCACAGGGCTGTATGAGCGCTCAAGTATTTGCACGCAACGCGTATAAATTTTTCAAAAAAGTCTTGACAATTGCACGCAACGCGTGTACACTAAAGACAGTGAAAGACACAAGCACACAACAACATGGAGGTAAAAAAATATGAAGATCCTTAACGCTGAAGAGTTCGCCACAAAGGTCATGGAGAACGGCACCGAGGTGGAGCCTGACGAATACAAGACCATGGATTGCGAGGACGGCGAAATCGTCTGGACGATCTACGCTCACATTGATGCAGACGGAGCCCTTGTGCATAGCAAGGATGACGCCGAGTGGACAATCACCGCAGATATGGAGCTGACTAAAGAGCAGTCCGAAGCTCTTATGCAGGGCGATCTGGATGACATGGAGAAGGACGTCATCATCAGCGACATCTACCCCCAGTACGTCGAGACGCTCAAAGAGAACGAAGAGTGGATTGACCTGTAAATAAAAAAATCCCCTGCCGGATGCTCGCAACATCTGACAGGGGATTTTGTGAAAGACGCACCATGGAGGTGCGCAAATATATTACCATCTGAAAGAAAGGAAGTCAACCATGTACAGCAATGCAGAACTTTTTGGCATGGCTGCCAAGCAGCCGAAAGAAGTTTTTCTCGGTAACGTCACCCTCAGCATCTCGGACGATTTTGAAGGGCACCTTGATCTGGACGCCGAGACCGTCCGCTTGTCCCATCTCTGGGATGTTTCCCGCATGAACGTGCGGGAAATGGTCAAGGCCTCCGGACACAGTCAGACCGCTTTTGCAAAGCAGGTGGGCATCCCGCTTCGCACTGTGCAGGACTGGTGCGGCGAGAAGCGTGCGTGCCCTGTGTATCTCCGCTTTTTGTTGGCAGAGCACTACGGATTGATCTGAGGAAAATGTTATGGAAGAATTGACTGGAAAGCATTTTGGAAAGTGGACGGTACTTGCGCCGGCTGAAAAGCCGCACTACTACACATGCCAGTGTGAGTGCGGAGTGGTAAAAGACGTGTATGACAGCTCCCTGCGTCTTGGCAAAAGCCGCAGCTGTCTGTCTTGCGCGAATCGAGGGCAAAAGCCAGCCATGACGGAGACGGCTTTACGAAAGGCGAAGAAAAAAGAAGGACAGATTATTAACGGATGGAAAGTATTGGAAGTTTTGCCTGAAAAGAGGTCAGGCTGTTTTCTGTGCCGTGCGATTTGCCCGAAATGTGGGAAGGAAACCACCGTAAAGATCACAAGGCTTTCTCGAATTCAGCATTGCGCAGATTGCAACAGGGGCATCGGAGAAAAAAACGGGGCAATTCACAGTACAGTTTACGCAGATGGCTCTTCCGTTATGTCGATTCGCACAAGGGTCGGAGGCCATATCAATAAAAATTCCACTTCTGGCGCAAATGGCGTGTGTAAAGACTGCCACGGCCGATGGCGTGCATATATCAATTTCCAACGCAAGCAATATCATCTCGGCAGCTATGACACGATCGAAGAAGCCACCGCGGCCCGAAAGGAAGCCGAGAGCATAATTTACGCCCCGTACCTCAAAGAACATGAAGGATGGGAAGAAGAACTTTCCAGCAGGCTTGAGGAATTGAAGAAAAAGTAAAAAAGTCCCCGATGCTCCAAACGGAACACCGGGGGCTTTCTGCGTCTCCCGCATGGTACGCACTGTAAGCAGGCGGGCGGGAGACTGGCCGGTGCCTATCTGGCAACCGCTTTTTTCATTCCCAGATAAAGCACTGGGCTAGCTGGCAAATATCCACCCTGTTGTGCTTCTTCGAGAGGCCGGGTGGATTTGTTGAGATAATTATACCACAATTCGTGCCAAAAGAAAAGCCAGCGGGTAAACGTTCTTCCGCTGGCTCTCTGTACACATTTTCTCCGAAGTGTGTGTACGCTACTTCGGACGGTACAAATAGTATATCACGCATTCAGCATTTCGTCAATGCTTTTCAGCCGGTAGCCTATTGCCGTCCGGCTGTAATGTGTCTGTGCTGCAATGTCTGGCAGCGGAAGCCGCTCAACGTACCGCAGTAAGGCTATCTTACGGTCAACCCTCCCAAGCGGTGCGTTTTTGATGGCGGCGATCATCCTCTGTCTGTCAAGTCCTCGCAGCGCAGCGGGCAGCACTACACGAGCCGCCGCCACAGGCAGCACCGAGCCAGAAGGGCTGCGGCAGCTGCCCGGCGTTGCGTACCATATTGCCAAGCACGGCAAACCGGTGACATTTTGTCACCATTTTCGTGACGTGCCGAAATTGCTCTTGTGCGGCGAACATCCCAGTGACGTCACCGAGATGGCGGTATGTAGTGCTTGCCATGATATCCTCCTTACAGTGTGATTTCCTCGGCGTCCGCCGCATCCTCAGCATCCAGTGCATCGTAGTACGCCTGCGCCAGCGTCTCCACCTCTGCGATGTCATCTGCGGTCAGCAGTCCGTTGTCGTAGTGCACGTATGCTTTATCCAGCCAGAACGCAACATCGCGTCCTGCAGCGATTTCCCGCTTAATAGAGCGTAACGTCAGGTCGTGCCTGGCTCTGGATTTGATTGCCATAAGTACCTCCTTAGGTGGTAGTCATGGACGCAATGGCGTCCTCAAGATTTTTGACGACGAGATTTACGTCCCTCTGGTAGTCCAGCTTGACCCCTGCACCGTCACCAGCCTGCACCACCGTGTCAGGGCCGTACGCTGTGAGGGCTTTGTAGGCGGCAATTTCGGCAGGGGTGAGCGGGGTTTCGATGGGGGTGGCGAGTATTGCATTCTGCTCAGCCAACGGCTTGGTGCTGTCGAAAGCCGCTTTATCCACCCTCTGCACCCGCATGCCACTTTCTAAGTCCACCTCGTCGCACACCCACTGCTGGCCCTGCGGGTCAATGTAGTTGCCACCAGAGGTGACAGGGATGCCGGGTAAGCCGTTGGGTGTGGGAAGCGTGAGGAGCTGTTCACGGTAGGGGGAGTAGGCGGTGGCGGTTGTGCCGAGTTCGAGCTGAACTGCAATCGTAAAATCAACGGTTGCCCCTTTAGGGATATTCATTACAAAGCGCACAGAACCGGGGGCATCAGGTTTGTTAAAAGCGCCAGTATCATACGGCTTTGAGCCAGTACAAGTCAGTCCCAGCGTCACAAAATCGCTGTACTGTATCATAACACCGTCCGGGATTTTGCCAGCTCTTACAGTTATTGACATTGTTACGTTCGACTTCACAGATAGAGGTATCCTTTGTTCTGCATCAAATATATCTGCTACCCCTGTAGCTGTACCGTAAACGTGCACTAACTGAGATGCCACGTTGTAATCCATCGTAACACCGTTTTTAGCAATTTGCGTGTCCTTCTCATAGGGCTGAATCAGATTCTTCCCTGTCACCTTCACCGCCACGCTCCCGCCGTCGCCAGCGCTCACAATAGGCACAGGTGCATCCGGCGTGGGTGTGCCGTCCTGCGTGCTCCGACCGTACACGGTCAGGCCGCACATGGGCGCAGCGAAAGCGTCGTCAACGCTGAGCGGGTTGCCTGTTTCCGTGCCCACAAGGACGTTCTGACGGGTCTTTACTGCGCTGATCGCGTCACCTGTGGCTTTTGCGTCAGCAGCTTCGCCCTCGTGGGTGAGGGTGGTGTCCAGTGCTACGGCAGGGCCGGTCTCTCCTTTAGGGCCTTGCGGGCCCTGTTCACCACGAGGACCAGTTTCACCCTGCGGACCAGTGGCTCCGGTAGCGCCAGTGGGGCCTTGCGGGCCCTGCTCACCCTGAGGACCGATTGGGCCAGTGTCGCCATTGTCGCCTTTCTCGCCTTTGAAGTCACCGCTTGCAATGCCGTCCTTCAGCTCCTGCAGGCTGTCAGCGGCTTCCCGAGCGCTCTGGTTTGCATTGCCCGCACTGGCGGCGGATTCACGGGCAGCGGTCTGTGCGTCGGTCTTGGCCTGCTCTGCGGCGGCGGCATCGGTGTGCACGGCATCCACCAGCTGCTGCCACGCAGGAGTGCCAGGCTCCGGCTCTGTCCCGTCCTCCGTGCCGCTGTTGGCACTGACACGATACCGCAGGTCTGCACTGGTGACGGTGCGGGTGCCATCTGAGCCCTCAAAGGTGATGCAGCCATTTCCGGGCTGTGCGGTCACGCTGGCGGGCACGGCCACATAGCCGTCCACCACCAGCGAGGATGCCGGGTCTTTGCAATCCGGGACGTGCCAGAAAACCCGGATGGTCAGGCCGTCCCACTCGCCGGTTGCATCGACGTGCAGGCGGTACACGCCCCGGTTCTTGGTGTAGCCAAAGCGCACCAGCTGCTCATAGCCCGGCACTTTGACGACGCCATTGGATGCGAGAGATACGCTTAGCTCAATCATAAATTACCCCTTGTTGATGGTGGGTTTCTTTTCTGCCAGTGCCTTTTTCATCACGCTAACAGCCTTTTCAATCACGCTGTCCAGCACTTCATCGGTGATAAAAGGCTTCAGCCAGTCCGGCAGTGCGCCGCGCAGCGCGGCAAAGACCTGGGCCTTTTTCTTGGCACCCTGACCGCTGCCCATGATGCTGTTTTCTGCCAGGGTCACCAGTTCCAGGGCCCACTGCTTGACGTACTGCTTATAGCCCAGGCGAATTGCACCAACTGCCAGGGAGATAAAGCCCAGGACCATCAGAACCAGGGCGACGGGGGTGGGGATAAAGTTAAGCATTGCTTCCATGTTTCGTTACTCCTTCCATGAGGTAATTATCAATTTTTTCCTTGCTGGCCTGCATAGCGGGCACGTTGTTTCCGGTCAGCTGTGCTTCCAGCAGGGCACGAACGGCTTCAAGCGTCAGGCGGTTTACTTCGTCGATTTCCCCGAAGCGGGACAAATCGCGCCCAAGCGCCAAAGAATGTTGCGCATAGCCCGTTTCTAGCGTTTGCAAGCGCTTGTCCATCTCGTCAAGCCGCTTGTTCTGCGCATCGTCGGGGGCCTGCGCCTTTTTGATGTACTTGTGAATGATTTCCAGCACCTTGTCGATGGTGATGGCCGCAGCGCACAGGCTGCCCAGAATGCCAAGCACCCACAGTAAAGCTTCTTTTTCGGTCATTTACCCTCCAGGAGACGGGTCAGACCCTTCTTGCTGATGATACGGGGGTAGTTGAGGGTAGTGACGTTGAGATCTACGTTGCCGGAGATACCAGGCACGCTGCCCTTACTGGTGTGCTGGTGGGTGTTGTAGGCAAAGGTCACAGCAGGTGTCTTTCCTGTGTAGTCGGCCAGCCACACGTCGTAGGGGCTGAGAGCAGCACCGCCCATATACAGGCGTGTTTTAGCAAAGCTGGTGTAGGTATAGAGCTGGGCATAAAAGCCCATGTCTTCCACCTTTTTCAGGGCGTAGGCTGTCAGGTCGGTCAGCGCCTGCTTGCCAAGAGCCCTGAATTTGTTGTCCTCCACGTCCACTGCCACAGGCATTTCCAGCGTCTTGCCACGCAGGGCGTCAGCCAGCAGGGAAAGTTCTGCATCGGCCATCGCCTCGCTGGTGGCGTAGGTGTAGTAATATACGCCCACCGCCAGGCCTGCCGCCTTTGCATGGCGGTAGTTTGCTTCAAAGGTCGGGTCGATGTATAGGCCGTCTGCTCGCTTGGAGAGCCTGCGGTTTGTGCTGACGGTCTTGAGCATGACGCCCTGATAGCCAGCGGCCTTGACCTTCTTCCAGCCCTCCGGTGTAATGCTGCCCTGATACCGGCTTACGTCGATGTAGCGATAGGGCGGTGCTCCCGTCCACTCGGTCACAAATGCCATCGTGTCCTCCTGTTCTGCCTGTTCTTCCGCCAAAGCGGCAAAGAACCGGCTCAAAAAGTTAAAAAGTGCGGTCAAAAATGTGTTGTTTATTGCGATCAACCTCCCGGGCCCAAGAGTAGGCATTAAGCGCCATGGACGGCCTTCTGCTTGGCCAGCAGCTCGATCAGCTCCTTGTACTCGGCCTCGGTGATACGGCCGAGGGCGTAAAACACGTCCAGCTTGTCCGCAAGGCCAGCGGTCTGGCCGCGCTCGATCAGGCGTTTACAGATACGATACAACATAGTTTTTACCTCCTTATGTGGTGGTGTCAGTGGTGGTGTCGTCGGTCATCCCCAGTTCCAGCAGGGCGACGCGGTATTCCTGATCTACCGCCAGGGCATCCGTGTCCGCCTGCGCGGCCTGGGTCTCGGCCAGTAGCTCGGCCAGCGTGGGGTAGTGGTAGCCGGACAGCCAGAGTTTTAGCTCGTAGCCGTCGTTAAAATCGCTGTTATACCTGTTTTTTATGTGCAGTATGCCGTTTGTCTGGAACGTGAGCGTCGCCTGTAAATATGTGATTACTCCGCCGCGTGCAAGATCAATTTCTCCGTCGGAGCTGCCATCATAGGTGCCTTTAATTACATGCACATAGTCCACACCATCCGGCACTTGAACGTCTAAAGTTTTCCATTTTGTGCCGGTCGATGCAGTCGTGGTCCACACCAGCCGGGGCTCCGACTTTACCGCCACGGCGGCAGCGATCTTGTCATTGAGCGTTTTGGCGCTGAGGGTGCCGTCCGGGGCGATGTCCAGATAGTCGCCCACCTTCACGCCGCCCAGCTGGGCCGCTGTGGCGGCAGGCAGGCTATAAGGCGTGCCGAACTTGGCGTCGGCCTGGTCCTTGGTATACCTCTGAGCCAGGGCGTCGCCGGTCGCCTTTGCGTCAGCCGGTGCGCCAGATACGGTCAGGGTCGTGTCAGTGGACACGATAACCTTTGCGTCGGCGGCACTCTTTGCAGCTGCTTCCTCGCTGGCCTTTGCAGCAGATGCACTAGACGCGGCAGCAGTTTGACTGGCCGCTGCTCCTGCGGCACTGGAAGCAGATTCCTCGGCTTTCGATGTCGAAATACCTGCCTGCTCTTGCGCTGCGCTTATGGCGTTTGCAGTGGCGTCTTTGACTGTCTGGGCTGCTGCGGCGGCCTGTGCTGTGGCAGTTGCCGCCGCGGTTGTGGCTGTTTCCGCACTCTGAACGGCTTCTTCCTGCCGCGCGATAACAGCCTCGCCATACTGCTTCACATACTCAAAGCCCTGTGCAAGGGCTTCCCGTACTTCCACGCCGCGCTCTGCATTGCGGACTTCGGAAATTGCTTCGTCAAATGTCTTATCCAATTTATCACCCCTTTGCGGATGCATAGCCCTTCAGCGAGCGGCTCAGGTCATAGGCGTCACTGGCTTTTCGTGCGCTCAGGGCCTGCAAGTCGCTGACGCTGGAGAAATCAATGCCCAGCGTGAATTCTTTTTTGTCCGGCGCGTCCAAAGGCTCCACAATCTTAGAGTACAAAAGCCAGGTGTTCACCCCGTGCGGGCTGGAGTAGATGTGTGTCATCTTGCCAAAGCCAAGGCGGGCGATATCCACACCGGCATCCTTGAGGTCCACAGCCTTTACCGTGATTCCGTCGAGATAACGCAAGTTTTTGGACAGCTCCGCGTTGGCGGCATCCAGAAGCGACTGTGTTGTGCTGGCGGTGCCGTCGATCACGATGATCCTTGTGATGATGCCAAAGAGCTTTTGGGCCGCAGCGTCGTTTGCAGTGGCGGTGATCGTGCTTTCATGCCTCCACAAAAACCAACCGGATTTCTTTTTTCCGACGGCAATGACGCGGGTGACGATATCCTCTGCTTTGACGTAGCTGTTCAGGTCGAGCAGGTTTGTGCCGAATGCGATGGGCTGCCCGTTTTTCTCCTGCACTTCCCGGACGTAATCCAGATACCTGGCCCCGTTTTCGTGCCGGACGATCAGATAACCGCCGTACACATCCACAAGCTCATTTTGGATGACATCCCATGTAACGCCAAAATTTTGTCCATCGCCAAAGGTGTACCGTGGCGCAGAATCGTAACGGACCACGGAAGAATCCGGCAGGGCTGTACCGTTGAACAGGACGGCATAACCGTCTCCCTTCTTTTCGATTTTCCAATTTTTCGAGACCGTGTCTTTGAGATCGTATTCCGTCTCAGGCGGAAGGGATTTTGAGTGCGTGGCGCATGTGATATCCGGCGTAACCGTTCTTTGCGTAGCTTCGTGCGTCTGGCCATCTCCGTCCAAGGGCAGGGCCACATTTACACTCACGGAAAACAGGCCGTTTCCAGTGCGCCAGATATACCCGTTTATGGAAGAATCTGCATGCTTTTCATTCAGCGTCCAGCTGTACGCAGATGGATCCGGGGCCGTGTCGTCATCTGAGTAGCCGACTTCATATTGGCTTACAAGCTGTACGCCGGACGAGGTATAAAGTCCATATTCATACCTGTAATCGCCGTCACTATCCGGAGTACCTGCCATGTAGTCCAGTTTCATCACGCAGTTATGCAGTTCTGGAACCACCACGCTGGTGCTCGGAAAGCCAACATTTCCACAGGTAAACGCCTTGTATGCGTCCACCATGCCGGTATGATTTTCCAGCAGGAACGAAAGAAATTGCTTGATCGTCACGTCTTTGGCTGTATATGGCGCAACGGAGCTGTCGTTGAGGTAGGCCAGCTCTCCCTCGCAAAAGACTTTTTGACGCAGCATAAAATCCTGCTCGTGGCTCATGGGGCGGCCCTCCCAGATGCGCGCACCGTCTTGTTCTACGGACACGGTCGTGCGCATTTTTTGCAAAGCTGAGTGAGCCACATTGCCAAGCGGCAGGGTGAATTCCAAGCTACCGGCCTTGCCAACCTCCCGTGTCAGAGTTGGACTGATGAGCTTTTTTGTGTCCGTGTAGTCTGTTGGGTCGTAAATGCAGGTCTTTGTCTCCCACACGTCAACGCCGGTCTGGACGCCTGCATAAACTTTATAGCTCATAAGCTGCCCCCTAGATATCGGATGCTGATGCTGCAATCCGCAGACGCCGCAAAGATGAGAGTACCTACAACGCCATCCGGCATATGCAAGCCCTCAATGTACTGCCACTCTGTAGACTTTGCAAGGATGCCAACCTCAAGGCCATTGAGAGACACCGCAATGTCGGCGGCGTCCTCGCTGCGCTTGAAGTAGATGCCGGCCGCTCTTGGTGCACCGGTGACGGTTACGGTGATGTCCTCGTTGGCTTTGAGCTGGATATCCGTATAATTGCGGATAATTGCCGTATCAAATACAAGGTCATCCCACAGCCAGTCATCAGATCCGTCGTATACACTGCGCTTGAACGGATCACAGGTGCCCGTGATGGTGAATGCACTGGAAAACCTGTTGCGTGTCATAGACACGCTCCACAGCCCCTCCCAATAGAAAGACGGGTCATCGTCGAATTTGCACTGTAGCCATTTGCCATGGATGGCGTTTGCGATCTGACTGTAAAGATTCGGCCAGGTCTTTTTTGGTGCCCTGCACAGCAGCTCCATGGTGATGGTACGCTTTTTATAGTGCGGGCGGCCATCCAGTGCATCCGTCAGGTTGAGTAGCGTATCAGAGCCGGGCACCTGCACCAGATGCTCGTCTACCTCTGCATCGCTGATCTTCGGGCTGCCAACTTTGAGATACAGACCCCAGTCTGTGAGGGTGTGGTAATCGCCGATTTTTGCGCCTTGCAGCTTTGCCATTATACGCCCCTCGCTTTCCGGGTCACTGCAACGCCGATGTGCAGATCCACATTATTTGCCATGCGCGGAGACAGCACGCCTACCAGCTCTCCGGAATCCATGACTACCTGACCCTTGCCGATGTCTGGCAGATGCTCGTCCAGCATCCCCTCGATGCGTTCCAGAATGCTGGTCTGCCGGTCAACAACAGACTGCTGGCCGGTGACGCGGTACTGCATGGCAGAGCGGGTGGAGAACTCGCTCAGGCTGTCGTACACGCCGGTCTTGTCAAAGGGGCTCTGGTAGTGGCTGACGGGCTGCTGGTCGTTCTTCTTGTTCATCCACATGGCAAGGCCGATGCCGCCAGCGACTGCGCCCGCAGCACCCACGCCCAGGATCAGGGCAAGGACGGGGTTCGCTGCCACAAAGGACACGATGCCGCCCAGTGCAGAGGTGACGCCGCCTGCCATGCCGGAAAAGCTCTGGACGATGCTGCCTAGTGCTCCGCCCACGCCGCCGGAGCTTGCAAGGCCCTGCACGATCTCAGAGAACGCCTTTACAGACGTAGTAGCGCCATCCACTCCGGCAGTAATGCCGTTTGTGAAGATGCTCTGGATAGACCCCAGCGCCTTGCCGATGCCACCGCCCGAATAGCCCTCATTGACCGCGGTCAGCGCGTCCGCAAGCCACTTAGAGATCACGTCACGCTGATCCTGCGATACTTCGCCCCAGATCAGATTGACAAAATCCAGAGCTAGACCGCCCCAGTCGCCGTTTTTGGCGTCGCTAAAGGCGCTTTTTACCAGCCCGAAAATGCCCTTATCCAGCTGGCCAGAAGCCTCGCTCAGCTGCTGGTCAATGCGGCTCTGGGTGCCCTTTACGCTCTTGTCGATGAGAGTAGAGGTCTCCGTCACCTTGTCTTGAATGCCGTCGATGTAGGTGATGATCTTCTCGTAGGTCTCCGCGCCGTTCTCGCCGACGCGCTGGCCGGTCTCTGTGACGGTCTTCTTGATATGCTCGCTGCCGTCCGCGTACTTCTCCACCGCCTGCTGCACCTTTGTGGTGATGCCGTCAAAGGTGGTTTCCGAGACGTTGGTAAAGGTGCCCAGCAGCGTTTTTGACATGTCGTCATAAGTCTTTGTGACCTTTGTGACCGTGCCGTTGACCTTGGTCTCGACCTGCTTAAAGGTGGTGGCGACGCCGTTCACCATCTCCTTGCCGGTCGTGGTGGTGGTCTCGGTGATGCGGTCTTTGATCTTGCCGGAGCTGTCCTTGACCTTTTCGGTAAGGGTCTGGATGCTGGTGGTCACGGTACCCAGCGCATTCTGTGCGGTGGTCGTGGCCGTGCTGGAGATGGACGAAATGACCGTTTCAGTGGTGGATTTAGAACCGGATGACTTTTTTTTGCCGGCTGCACTGGATGGGCTGGTTGTAATGGAGCTGCTGCCGTTGCCGCTGGCTGCCGCCAGCTCCTGCCGCTGGGACCAGCTCTTATTGCTGACGCCAACGCCTGCAAGAGCTTGCTGCCGTAAGCGGTCACGGTTGCTTTGGCGGAGGTTTGCGTCCGCATACTCCTCGTATGTGTCGTAATCCGCTGTGGCCGCTTTCCCCAGAAAACGGTTGAGCTTATAGCTCAGCTTGTCCAGCCAGGTGGAGGCACTGGAAGCAAAGCCCTCAAACCAGGATTTGACGGACGAAATCGGACCGCTCAACCCGGTAATTGCGCCCGCAAGACCAATCCAGCCGTCGGTTTTGTAGGCTTCTTGTGCCTTGACCACAAGATCGTTGAGATTGGAGATCACCACGCCGACGCCGCTGGACAAATCGCCGGTCAGCAATCCCGCCAGCTGCTTTACATTGTCCTGCAGGGTAGACACGCGGCCATTCATGGTCTGGCTCTGGGTGTCCATGCTGCCGTAGTAGCGTCCACCTTCTTCCGACGCAGCCTGTAAGGCCTGGGTCAGAAGATCGTAGCTGATGGTCATGTTCTGCACTTCAGCAGTGGACTTGCCCGTGTAGTCGGCCAGAATGCCGTATACGTCGATGCCGGCATAAGCAAACTGCTTGATATCGGCCGTTGTAGCCTTGCCGGTGTTGGCGATCTGCTGCAGGTTCTGGGACATGCGGTTCAGCTCGTCGTTGCCGCCACCGGTCGCAGAGACCGCGTCGCCCAGCGCCATGATGGTATTGCGGGCATAGGAAGCGTTCTCGCCTGCAGAGATCAAGTATTGGTTTGCCTTTGTCAGGGACTCGACATCAAACGGGGTTTTTGCCGCATCTTCCTGGATCTGGCTCATGACCTGCTGGGCGGCTTCTGCGCTTCCAAGCATATTGGTAAGCCCAACAGTGTAACTTTCGATCTGGGCGTTGTAGTCGATGCCGCTCTGGATGAAACTTTTCGCAGCGGCAAGAGCGGCAGAGCTGAGTTTTGAGAAAAAGCCCGCCATGACCGTGCCTTGTGCAATAGCACCGGCCAGAGACTTGCTGACCCCCGATGTGGCATCCTCAAAGCTGTTCATGTACCCTTCCGCAGTCCTTAGGCCCTGTGCCGTGGTATTGAGTTGGGCCTGAGCTTCTTTCAGCTTCTGGGCAAATTCCTTAGTTTCTTTGGAGGATTCTCCGGTCTCTCTCCGTGATTTCTGGTAGGCTGCCGTAAGGTGAATGACCTCGCTGTACAGCCGATTATAATCCTTCATCATGGTGGAGACGGCGTCCTTAGTCTGCGACTTTGCCTCTTCCACGCCCTGCCGGTAGGCGCTTTCGTCCAGCCCGAGGGTGGCGCTCAATTCAAAAAGTTTCAGGCTTCATCACCCCCGTTCAAGCCATTTTTAATGCGTGCTATCACTTCATCAGCGGACGGCTGCGGCGGTTGTGGGCGGTTTTCCACAAGCCCGGCCACCATGTCGTACCACCGCTCTTCCGCGCCTATAAGGTTCGCCAGAGCGTCCGTCATATACGCCCTGTAGCTGATATCGAGCTGCTCCCGTCTTGACGCAATGATGCAATGCTGCATAATGTACGGCTTACCGATCAAGTGCAGCATATCCAGCCGGATGGTGGAGGTTAAGCGCCGATATCCGTCTGCGCCAACTTCACCAACGATGACAAAAAATCCAGCACGTCCTTATCCTCCACGGTAGCGGTAATGACGCGCATCGTCTTGAACGGGGTCATGGTCTCGGGCTTGCCGTCCTCGTCCACATCTGGCTCATACAGCAGGGGAAGAAGCTTTGCCGTAGTCTCGGCGTTGTCGAACAACAAAGCTTTGCACATAGCCTTGATGTTCTTCTTGGCCTGTGCGGATTTCTTCTGTTCCAGCTCTTCCTTGGTCTCCTTGCCGGTCAGCACAGGCATGACCTTACGCAGCTCCGCGACCTTGGATTTCTCCAAAAGGTCGGAAACGGCGTCTGCAATCAGCCAGCAGCGCCGCAGGAACTCGGTTTCGTCCATCTGGTTCAGGGTTTTCATGTTGTAACCTCCTTATGCTGCGGCCTTGGGGCTGTAGTACCACTCCATAGGCACCACGTCACTGCCCAGACGGGGGCAGCCGGTCATGGCGACTGCAATGTTGCCCTTGCCCTTGTCGGTCGTCTTCAGGGTCAAACCGCCGGTGGACAGTGCATTCATCAGCCGGACTGCAACCATACCGCCATCCAGCGTGTCTCCAACCCACCAGATGTCCTTGAAGTCGCCGGTGCTGGCGGTGGGATCCAGCGTCATGCGGGGCGTGACCTTCTTGTCACTCACATCCGCAGCGCCCATCGCCATCTTGATAACGTCCGTTGTGGCATTCAGGGCCGTAAAAGCCAGTGTGCAGTCGTAGCTCTCGATCTGCATCAGCTCTGCGGTGTTCTTCTGGGCGTTGTCCACGTCTTCGCCAAGATCGGTGAAGTTCGCCTTGCAGGTCGCGGTGATGCCGCCGGTCGTGGCAGTGATAATGTCTGCGTCCTGAACTTCGGTCTCGCCGGTTACATCAAACTTGTTGACCACGATGCCTGCGTTGAACTGCATGGATTCGAACGCTTTCTGCGAAATTTTGGAAAATTTTCTTGCCATATTGCTCCTTACTCGCAAAATTGCGTGATTTCAAAATTGAGATATTCGCACAGATACCCTTCAGGCGGGTTGTCGAGGGGCTGTGCCCACGGGGTGCCTTTTTGCAAAAGAATAGCGCCGCCCTCGCAGGAAAGCGTTATGCTGTCCTCGAGGGCTGCGCTGATCGTATCTTCGGTTTGCAGAATGGGGGCTCTGCCGCCCTTGCTTGGGTACCACAGCCGGGCGTGGAAGGATGCCATTTCGTTCCACCCGCCGGGGATGGTGGGCTGATAGGTCAGATACGGCAGTTCTGCGCCGGGAGGGATGTTATCTTCCAGATAGCCCGGGACGCCAAAGCCGTTGAAAAACGTGTTCAGTGCCCGGTTGATGCTCTCAGACGGTCCCATTACGGCAGCACCGCCTTTTTGCACTTGACGGCCCGCAGTCCCATGCCGGATTCCGGAGGGGCTTTGCCTTCATCCGCTGTGCTGGTGACTTGAAAAGTCTGGCCATCGCTTACCCGTCGGATGTAGTCCGGGAAGGCCAGCGGAACGCCGGTGTTGACCAGCAGGGTATAGGTGGAGGCGGTGTCAGCCTGCTCTGCCACCTGTGCTTCCACGGTGGTATCGTGGCGCTCCACGGCCTCAAACTCCGGGCCGTCCGTCCAGCCGGACACAAAGCCACCCACGCCGTCCGGCTCATAGCTGCGGGTCTGAAAACGGTATTTTTGGGTAAAGCTCTGCATCACGGTGGATGCAGTGAACGGATTGACCATGTCACATCTTCCTCCACTGGTTGATCTCGGCCCGGAACTTTGCCTTGCCGTCTGCCGGCAGCCCGTCCGCTCCTGTAGCCATCGTCCCAGACCACCCGGCAAAGGACTGGGACACATACACGCCGCCGGAGGGCAGTGCTTTGTCGTATGCGTCGATTTTTTCAACAAGTGCCACAAAATCAGGCGGCACGCGCATGGGCTGCACTGTCCCGGTGAAGGTCTCGGCGGTCAAATCGCCGTCCCCGGCCTTGTGCACGCCGTCATTGAAGATGGATCCGCACACAAGGAAATACTGCCCCGGCACTACCCCGGCAGGCACGGTATCCGGCTCAAAGATGAACTCCCCGGCAATGGGGTCGTCCGCCCGGTCAAAAAAATTGTGCGTGTAAACGCACAGCTCTGGGACGGTCATTGGATGCCTCCTACTCAAAAAAAGGCGATTACTCGCCCGGGGTGATGGTCTCAACTGCAATGCCGTCGATGTATTCAGCAAACAGCGTCATTCCCATGATTGCGGTGATAACGGTGACAAAGGTGTCATAGTCGGGGCGAGTGTTCACGCCCACAATGCCGGTTTTGCTGTCTGTGGTGAGGCGGAAGCCGGCGCGAGCCCAGTCGGAGTTGGTGGGGCTGACGTAGTACAGAACGATGTTGTCCGCAGGGGTAGCGATAACCTTGCCGCGTGCAATTTCGGTTTCTGCCAGCAGGAAAACGGTTTTGTAGCCCATGAAGTTCTTGATGTAGTTGAAGCCAAACTCGCTCTGTTCGTTGATAACGGCGCTGGTGCCCAGGTACTCATACACGTCCAGGACATTCACGAACGCCACAACATCGGTAGCAGTACGGTGCATGGTCTTGAACTTGTTCAGGACGCGGCCCTTTGCCATTGCCATTGCCTCCTGAAAGGTCTTAGAGGTGCCTTTCAAGGTGCCGGTATTGAGGTACTTGTAGAATCGACCAGCCACATCAGCGGTCAGGTCGTTCAGCATTTCGTCATCGGTCATCTGAACAGCGTTCTCGTAACCGTTTTCGAGGATGGCTTCAGCGGTCGTACCCTTGGCCCACTTTTCGAGGGTGATCTTCTCATAGTCCTTGGTCTTGACGGTGTACTTGCTGTAGGGGATTTCCTCGCCCTCGCCGACTTTGCCGTCCTGCAAGGTGCCCTGTGCGTACTTGCTCTTCAGCACCGTGTTGGGAAGCATTTCAATTTTGCGGGTGACACCCATAATGTCGCGCAGATGGTCCCAGTTGCGGCCGAAGCGGGTCACGAAGTCGATCTCGCGTGCAGTGGTCTGAATGTCAGCGGCCATCACAGTATTAGTTTTTGCAGGCATAAGTTAGTCCTTTCCATCGCCTGTCCCATTGAACAGGTCAATATTTGCTGCAATCGCAGCCTGCCGTTCGGTAGAATCCTTGATTGCAAAAATTTGGTCTTTGGTCATTTTGGATCCGGCGTTGGTGGGCGGGTTGTCCACCTTTGCGCCGGTGGTGGTCGTAGTGCCTACGAAGTCGCTCCAATCAGCTTTCAGGCTGTCGGCGTGCTTCTTGGCGTCCTTGACCTCGCCCTTTTCGTCCAGCTCCAGCTTGTCGATATCCTCGCCGGACAGCCGCACAACCCGGTCAGCGTACTTGTCCAGCACCCCGGCGGACTTCAGCAGCTCCCGGAACTTGGCTTCCTTGGCTGCGTGGGTGTCCTTCTGGGTCTGCTGGGCCTTGTAGTCGGTCAGCGCCTTTTCAGCGGCCTGCTTGCCGCCGTTGGCTGCGTCCCGGTCTTTCTCTGCCTGTGTGCGGGCTGTTTTTTCTGCATCCAGCTGGTCTTTGAGTTCGTCCGTCTCCTTGTGCAGGGCGTCCAGAATGGCCTTGGCCTTGTCATCGTTGGAGGTTTCGGGGTTCTCCAGAATCGTGCGGATGTCAGCTCTTTTGAGTGCCATGTGATAGTCCTTTCTGCCCATGCTCGGGCTGCCATGCTTGGCAATAAGGTTTATTTGCCGGACGTGCTGCCGGTGTGGTGCCGCTTGCAGGAATCGAACCCGCGTCCGCTGGTTACAAATCAGCAGCTCTACCATTGAGCGAAAACGGCATAAAAAAGCGGCTGACGCTGTGCGCCAACCGCTGAGTATTAAATTTTACGGCCTTGTTTCCACACTGGGCAGGATGTCAGTGTGGAAATAGAGCTTGTAGTGGTAGGGGTCGGTATGGGTGCCGGTGATGTCCTCCACCACATACATAGTGTAGTCGTTCAGGTAGATGTAATTCTTGCGGTAGGTGTCTGGGCCGATTTTTACAGTGCAGACCAGCTCGTTGTCCGAGTTGTTGGAGATGGACATGTAGCCCTCTGCTTCCATGATCACCTTGTCAGTGCGGGCGTTGTAGACGGTGATCTTGCGCTCGCTCTCAAAGTAATCGGCCTGCTTGGAGATGTTGGCATTGGCCTTGTCGGCCTCCGAACAGCCGCACAGCAACAGCGCCGCAAGCAGCATGATAGATGCGAAAATTTTCTTCATGTTATGCCTCCTTGTTTCCTTCTTCCACTGCGATCTCTCGCAGCTCGTCAATGTGTTCTTCCACCGCCGGGCGGAGGAACGGACGAGGAGCCATGCCCCGGGTAAAGTGCCACTTGCCGTTGAAGTCCTTCCAGACCCACGGCGTTTTGCGTCCGTTGCCTTTCTCGGCAAAGATGCCCGTGCCCAGCTCCACATACACGCTGTAAAACAGATTGCTGCCGATGGTCACGGTCTTTTTTGCAAGATCTACGGCATAGGTCAGGCTCTGCTTGATCGCGCCGCCCACGTAGCCCTCAATGCCCGTACTGTCTGCCGTGCCGGTAGGCACAAGCAGCCGTGCGTAGTCCTGCACCTTCATGCCCCAGAGGGTCAGCACCCGTTCTGCCCATGAGTCCAGTGCCTCATGCAGCTGCGGGGTGTTGTCGGTGAATTTGATGTCGTAGTTAAAGTTCACGGTTCATCACTCCAAGCTTTACTTTTATTCTGATTCTAGCAGTGTATCGCAAAGGGTGCAGGCTTCCAACAGCCAAGGTGTCCTGTACCCACATATAGGACACTCATACCAGCCGGGTTGAAGCGCATCGCTAGCATCAACATGGCGCCACGCAAGTGGTTTTGGCAGCGGAATGCCGAGTATTTTTGAAACTTTTGAAGCATTCATGGCAGCTGTGATGGAATCCCTAGCCTGCTTCAGAGGGTCATATTCTTTGCGTTTTGAAAAATTGGCTGTACTCATTGCTTTTCCTTCTTTCTCTTTCGCTCTTCTGCTCACCACATCTGTTCTTTCTCTTTTCCGCCCTTGGATTTATACCACTCGGTGTAATCCATGACGGGTGTGGTCTCTTTGGTCACATTGTCCCGCTGCATGGCGTTCTGCCGGGGATATTTGCCCAGAGCAGAGGACAGCACACAGCGGCAGTGGTAGACCATCTCCGGCGCTGCGTTGGGGTCGCCGGGGCACTGAATCTCGTAACCCATGACCTTGAAAGGCTCGTCAAGCTCTGCTGTCTGCTGGTCAAGCAGGCGGTGCATTTCACGGGTGCGGTAGTCGTGGGTAGAATTCCAGCGCTTTTTGACCTCGATGCCCAAAGCCTGGGCATTGTGCATCTGCTGCAAAGCCCCGGCGTTCTGAGCGCTGGTAAGGGCCGTGATGGCGTTGTTCATGGCCCAGTGGATCTCCGTGTCAGCCATGCCGTTGACGGCCTGCACGGCGATGTCGTGGACGCTCTTGCCCTGCACAATGCCCTGCATGACGTAGCGATTGAACACCCGGGCATCATAGGTGCGGTTGCTCTCGCTCTTGATGCGTTTGTTGGGCACCAGCTTGGGGTTCTCCTTCAACAGCAGCTTGACCGCTTCGGTGTTGTACAGGGTCAGCCCGAACGTCACGCCTGCGGCCTGTTCCAACTCGTAGAAGGCCCAGTTTGCGCCAAAGGAAAAGATGTTGTATTGCTCGTCCCGGGCCAGCTTGTAGGCCGTCTCTTGGGCTGTGGTGCAGGTCTGGGTGATGCCGTCAAGCTTGGCGTGCATCAAATCGGACTGAAAGACCTGATTTTGCAACCAGATGCGGTAATCATCCTCTGTAATCTCGCCTGCATCCAGCTGTGCCCGTTTGCGCTCGTCCAGCGCTTTGTACTTTGCCAGAAACTCGGTAAGCTGCTCCTGCATCTCCCGGCGGGCAGTGCCGTACACCCGGAGGATGCGGCAGCGCAGGCGGTTCAGCTGTCGGGTAGAGATGCGGTCACGGTCAGAAATCACGTTTCATCACCGTCTCCCTCCCCCCTCGCCCACGGTCTCCCGTGTTGCGCTCTCAGCCATCAGCGCGGCCTTGGCCTGCTCCTTTTGTTCCGGGGTGAGGTTGGGCAGCAGGTCGATGGCCATGTCCTGTCCGATGATGGCGGCCTCGGAAATCACCATGCTGACCTGCTCAGCTGTGTTGGTGATCTTGCTGCGGTTGAATGTCGGCATAGCGTTTTCAAAGCCAGCCAGTGCGCAGATCTGCCGGATGAACGGCTTGACCTGCGCCTCGAAGTCGTCTGCGTTCTGGGTCAGCGGCTCATAGGCTGCATCCAGATGGTCGTTGGTGCTGTCCGCGCTGACACAGTGCACATCCAGACCGCCGAAGTCCTCATACACCCGGGTGTGGAGCAGCTCCAACAGAGCCTGCCGGGCCGTCACAGGGATCTCGGTGGTGTAGGGGGTGATCTTGCCGCCCTCGCTGGTGTCTGCGCCTGCAATGTGGTACAGGTTTAGCTTGACAAGGAACTCCTGCAGCTCGTCATCGGTCATACCGTTGAAGTTCTCGCACAGCCAGTAGATCTGCGAAAAGTCCTGCAGGTCATTGCAGAAGCCGGACATCACCAGATCGGTGTTGTCAATGTAGGCTTTCAGGCCCACAAGGGTGCTCTGGTGCAGGTCGGAGCCCCACAGCGGCACAATGGGAAGAGCGCTGTAGTTTTCGCCCTCCACGCTTTCCAGCCCGCCGCCGGGTGTGGTGACGGTCACACTCTTGTACGCCTGCTTTGGCGTTGTCTCCTGCATCGTGCTGCCGATTTTGCTTTCCGTGTACTCGGTAAAGCCGTCCAGCTCGTACAGGATATAGTGCATATCCGTGTCCGGGTTCAGCCTCCAGAAGCGCACACCCGCCTGCAAAAGGCCTGTCTTTTCATCGTACAGGGGCGCAAACTCTGTCAGCTTGAAAACAATCATGTGGTCGTTGTTCCAGAAGCCAAAGCTCTCGCCGTGGATCAGGGCGAAATATCCGGCTTTCTGGATCTGCTCATCAAAGTTTTGCCCCAGTCTGTCCTTGTCCACGCCATCGTCCGCAAAGACCACGCCGTTGCCGAGGGAGTAGGTCGCCCGCTGCTTGTTGAGCCGCCGGAAAAGATTGCTCTTGACCATATCGGGGTGTGGGGTGTCCTGCTTGGTGTTTTTGGATAGGCGCTTCAGCATCAAAGCGTAAGCCTGTGCGAAGCGCTCAGCTCCTGGGTTTTTCTGGGCATCGTACAGGTCGGCGTCTAGTGCCATCTTGTACGGTCCGGAACTGCAGTGCTGCTGCACGAACCGCCGGATGAAATCAGGCTGCTCCCCGGCGGCTTGCGCCTGCTGGAAGGTCTGGAAAGTATATATAGTGCTCAAAATCAATCCCTCAGTTTTACAAGGCGCTTTGTGCGCACGAAATAGCGGATAGCGTCCATGCAGTGGTCGTTGACCTTCAGCACGGTGTCGTCTTTGTCTGGATTCCAAGCGTACACGCCGAACTCTTCCAGCGTGTGCTTGCAGTCCTCGTATATTTTCAGACGCCCGGTCTGCAGCATGGTCTGCACGTCCAGAATGCCGCTCAAAACGTCATTGTTTGCGGGGGTCTGAGTAAAGCCGTTCTTGCGCAGCTCTGTAATCAGGGGCAGGGCCGAGGGGTCAACGATGATCCTCTCAGGCTTGAGACCACCCAGCCACGCCTTGAGGTCTGTAACGTACTCGCCTACGGTCTTTTGCCGCTTCTGGTCTCGTCCGCTGTAGTAATACTCCCGGGTGACGATCCAGCAGTCTGCATCTGCCTGCTTCTGGAATAGCAGAAAGGTCGTTGCGTTCTGGGTGCCAAAGTCGCAAGCCACATAGGCGCTCTTTGGAGACAGCTCCGGCAGCACATCAACAACGTGCTTCTTGCGGTCGAACATGTCATAAACAAGGCCCTCGGCCACCGTCCACAGGCCCAGAATGTAACGCTGATAGAAAACGCCGCTGTACTGGCTGCGGTATCTGTCCTTGATGTCCTCGGAAAGCGATAGGTTGTCGTCCATCGTGAAGTGGAGGTACACCATTTTGCGAGAGCGGCATTTCCGCACCCACTCGAGATAAAACCAATGCTGCGGGCCGCCAGGGTTGCAGTTGAACCAGAACTTTGACCCGGTGACGGAGCAGCGGGCCGTGGCCTGGTTGACGAAGCTCTGGGGCATCAGGGCCACCTCGTCGAAGAATGCCCCGGCAAGAGTGATGCCCTGGATCAGGTCCTGGCTGCTCTCGTCCTTGCCGCCGAAAAAGTAAAATTCGTTGGTTTTGCCGCCCTTTCTGACGGTCATGAAATTTTCTGCCCGGTGTTCTTTGACGTTGTAACCACGGGCTGCAAGCTGCTGCTTGAGCGTGCCCAGCACGTTGCGCCGGAAGCTGGCGATGGTCTTGCCGCACATGGCAAACTGCTGGCCGCTGTAGCAGGTCATAGCCCACTGGACAAAGGAAAAGCTCATGGCAAAGGTCTTGCCCGAGCGGATAGCGCCATCGGCAATGATGCCGTTGTAGCCGCTGTATGCGCTCTGCGGTGTCCACCAGCTCAAAACCTGCTTTTGCCGCTGGCTGAGGGCTTTCCAGCGAAAACCGTTACTTTTCCGCATTGTCGTCCTCTTCCTCCGGCAGCATCTCCACGTCATCCGGGGGGCTTATGTCTGCGGCAGCGCTCAGAGCCTCAAGCAGGCCATCGTCTGGGGTCTCCGTATCGCTCTGGCCGTCTAGCATGGCAAATTTGTCCACGATGGTGCCAAACGCTGTGGACAGCTGCGGCAACGTTGCCTCTGCTATCTTGTCCGGGTCCGCCATCGCTTTCAGGTACATTCCGAGGAGCTCTTGGGCCTCGTTCCGTTTGCTTTCCAGATAAGAAAGCATATCCCGGGCGTTGTCCTCTCTTTTTTCATCGCATAGTCTCGCACAGTCCGGATTTTCCTTTACGATCTTCCGCACGGTACTCTCTGCGACATCGTTCAGCTTGGCGGTCTGCACGTAGTTCTGCAGCATCACATAGTCAGCAACGATCTTCTTTTTTTGCTTGTCTGTCAGCCGCTTCGCACCCACCGACACCACCTCTCTAAACTCTTGCAAAAGAAAAACCGCCCGGAATCCCGAACGGTCAAAATATCGAATGTGCCGCCAGCTGGATTTGAACCAGCACCCACGGGATGGATGTGCGCAGTGGTTGGCTGTGCAGTGATGTTCCCGTGGTGTCACCAACGTTGTCCCGCCTTAAATGGGCGGCGCTCTTCCAGTTGAGCTATGACGGCATATAAGCAGCACCCATGCATTCAGTTCGTTGGACATGCGTCAAACGGTGGGCGCTGCTGCATCCGGAACTTTCGCGGCCAGATGCCCCGCTATTGCGCGGCCCCCTCATAGGGCACGCAAGCACTCCCGGCAGGACTCGAACCTGCAACATGCGGTTTTGGAGACCGCTGCTCTACCACTTGAGCTACCGGAGTATAAAAGCCGCCCTTGGAATCGAACCAGCCGTGTCTACACACACGCGCCGCGCTCCAAACTGCGCTCAGGCGGCCATATAAAAACAGCTCCGGTTCGCCGCCGGGGCTGTTGGTTGGCGCACATCCTGTCAGGAAAGCTACACCTTGGCAAGGATTCTAAGGCCTTTTCTCGGCACGGGAGGTTGCACGTGCGGCCTTGCGGGTTGTCTAGTCCATGCGCCATACGGTGCGATACGGCGGAATCGAACCGCCTCCTGTCTCTCATGAGCGGCAGGCTGCCTTTGTGTCAGTGTATCGCATAGAAGCAGCCCGCGAAATGTGAAGAGAGCAAAGCCCGGTACCTGCAAGCAGAAAAGGAGGAAAATGCTAAGAAGGGACACGTTTCGGAGGCTGCGTGCATCGGTTTGCCTTTTGGCTTTTCCGATGATACAATTTTACACCATGCGATAGTGAAACCGCAATGTAATGGCAGTGCAATGTTCTTAAAGGCTCAGCTCCTCCATTGCTTTGCGCCGCAAAACATAGACCATGCGCAGAGAGTAATTCATATCTTTTGCGACCCTGTCCCACGTGAGGCAATCGAGATAGTATTTGTACAGCACCGTGTATGCTTTCTCGTTCTGGATCTGGGCGAGCGCGTTTCTAATCTCAAGAAACAGCCTGTCGCAGACCGCTCTTTGCTCATAGGCGCGGCGCTCCGCTTCCTCCTCGCGTTCCACCGCCCGGGCAAGGCTCTGGCCATCTTTGCTGCCGCCTGGGGCCTCGCTGAGGCTCTGGGTGATGTGCCGGGTGGCCTCCTGTGCTTCGGCCAGACGGTCAGACAGAAAGTAGTATCTTTTCTCTGCTTCGCGGTAGCGGTTCAGCCACGCCTTAACGGTGCGGAAATCGGTTTTGTCCGGCTTCTGGGCGTCGGTGTCAGGTATCCATGTGCGGGTCATGTATCTTCCTCCATTTCTTCAATCTTAATTTCCACCCTCGGGTTCCTCCGATCAATCTCCACCCGGCTGCCATCGTGAGCGGCAACGATCTTGCTGTTGTCGTCCTCCAGAACCCGGGCTTTCACCAGAATGTCCGTGGTCGCCTCGATAAGGTTCGCCAGATCGACCCGGCGGGCGGTCTTCATGTAGTACACGCACCGCACGTTCACGCGGGCAGAGATAGGGCTGTACGGCCTTTTGATTTGCCGCAGGCAGTCCATCTCATAATCCACGTAGGCCTTGCTAGGGGCCACGAAGCGCCCGCCTGAGCGGCTTTTGAGGATGCGGGCAGAGTTTTTCTTGGTGCGGGGGTCTCCGTAGAGGGTTAATTTCACAAGTTCCCTCCAATCAGATCGTCAATGTGCATCTGAACAGCCTGCTCTGGTATATCTTCCCAGCCGATGCCGATATAGTCCAGTACACGGCCCCAGCCGTACCAATTTCCGTTTTCGTCCCGGCAGACGTGCTTCATCCAGAACTCCCATTCTTTGGGATTGGTCTCCCGCAAAATGTCAAACCGGTGCGGTCTGCCCTCTATGTGGATGCCAAACCCGCACATGGTGCAGCCTGTGCGCTGTGCCTTTGTGGTGTACAGCTTTCCGTCTTTGTCCTTCGCAATCTCTCCGTATTCGGCTGGAATGGGCACGTCCAGGTCAAGCGCAAGCTGTAAAACGTCTTGTCGGTCGAAAATGGCAAACGGCGCGCTTCTGGTGGTGGTCTTGCCAAAATAGTTGCAGCCGTGCATCTTCAGGCTCTTTTCGCGCCGCCCGCCTTCGCTGGCCATAAGGCCCATGTAGGGCACACTGTTGTGGTCCCGTGCCCAGTCGTTGCAGGGCTTTTCCTTGAGGTAGTAGCAGCAACGGTCCGATACTTTAAACGGGGCCGCCTGATACCCAAGCGCCGCGCCCTCTGCATCGGCACCGCCGAACAGCTCAAGCCATTTCTGCGGAAGCTTCATCCGGCTGTTTTTCTGCCAGCCGCCGTATTCTCCAGTTTCCCCAGTGATGATAGCATGCCGCACGGTTGCGTTTTGCTCTGTCGGGTTTTGCAGCAGCATGATCTTGCCTGCCTTTTCCTTGCTGATGACAGGCCAGCCAAATTCCTGCAAGACCTGCACCTTGCTTTTCAGCGGCTTCAGGAACACGAAAGACGGCGCTTCACCATCGCCCATCCAGTTTTTGTATTCGGTCTCCATCTCTTCCGCGATCTGCTTGTGCACCTGCTGCACGCCCTTGCCTTCCAGCGATGAGCAGGACACGCATGTAACAGGCAGCCCGATTCTCTCCAAAAAATAGTGCAGCGTGATGGAATCCAGACCGCCCACGGACAGGTGCACGCCCTTGTCGTGCTCTTTTGCCCAATAGTAGAATGCCTCGGCCATTTCCTGCGCGTGCTCCACCTTGCGCTTGTAATCCCACTTCTGCATCGTCTGAAAACGCTCGATGTTTGCCAAAGAGCCATTTTCAGCCATAATTTCCTGTACTGTTTTCATTTTTTTACCCCCATTGTTCTGACATAGCCTTTGCAACGCCAGTAAAAGTTTTTGCCCGGTTCTTTGCACGGTCAGTGGTAAACATTCCCTTGTGCTGCTCACCGTGCTTGTGCGAGTAGGAGCCTGACGGGCACCATGTTGCCGTAGGCTCTACAATGTTTGTCGGGTGCAGCGGCGGTACACCGCGCTCCCACAGTAACGTTTTCTTGCTGTATGGATGTCCGTACTCGTAGGGCTGTATTGCCTGCGTAGGCTTTGGATAATCAAAAATCTTGCTGGGGGTAGGATTCTCAATCACAACTTTTTCGCAATCAGCTGCCCACACGGCAAGAAAAAGCGCCTTGCCGCACAATCCCTCATAATACCGGGAAAGATTGAGCTTTCCTCCCTTGTACAGGTGTCTTGCTCCCGCGTTGCTTGTCTTTGTGCAGGGGACAAATGCGATAATCATATCCCAGCGGGGCACATCATGCGCGATTCCGTCCATGGTCACGACCTGCCCCCCTCAATAGCCTTTAGGCAGTCACCGAGAATATGCCACTCGGGATGCCCGCCGGACGGCTCAATCAGGTCGCATGAGTAGGCTTCGTGACCTTTCGCCCGAAACGCCTTGCATACTTCCTGCGATTCCTCGCAGGCAACCAACACTTTCATCGCTTTCTTCCTCCCATCCAAAATTCCTGATTGAATGCGTTCTTGCTGATGCACTCCAGCGCATTCCTGGTTTTCGTGTATGCACGTTGCTCCTTCAGCTGACGCTTGTACTCTGCGTACTTCGGACAGCTGTCGTGACAGATCGGGTGCCGGTCGGGGCAGTGAAAACAGGGATCAACAACCTTCATCCTTCAATCTCCTTCCTTGGCGGCTCACTCGCCCGCAACCTTAATGCTTCACGCGGGGCAGTGGTGATATCGGCCTGCACCTGCTTCAAAAATTCGGCACGGCGGTATGTAAGGTCTGGCATTTCAGCCAGCTCTGCAAGTCCTCCCACGCTCCCGGCATAGGATTTTGCCGCCGGGGGGAGTTGGTCATACAGGGCTTTCAGCTCTTTCTGCCCGTCACTACGCAGCAGCCCGCCCTTTTCGTCAATGCCGGTAACCATCGGGAACTTGCGCCAGCTCAAAAAGGTCTGTGCTTTGCGTGCCGCCACCGTCAGAGCTTCCCACTCGGCAGATGGGTCCAGGCACTGGGAAAGCTGCTTGAAGATGTCTGCCACCGTGACCGGATAAACGCATACTCGGTTCGCCGCCAGAAAAGCCCGTTTGACGGTATCACCGTCATAATCGCCGAACTGGTACGCCCACACATCAATGGTGGTCTGCATCTCCTCATCGGTCAGCGGCCTGGAGCCCAGCTTGTACAGCACAAAATTCATGCGGATCAGCTTTGCCACGTCTTCCCGTGTCATGTCTCGAACCCTCTTTCTCTGTCCATCTTCGCCAGCACCCGGGTAAGCTGGTCGTCTACGGTCTCGGTCGGTCGCCTGCCGCTCTGCCTGGCTTGTCGGCTTTGTTCGTTGGCTTCCACGTCTCCCGGCGTACGCAGGCCGTCCCGTTTCCATCCGGACAATATGCCGTTGATGTAGTTCCACGACCGCTTCCCGGCTTCTGTGGCCTTGTCAATCGCCAACAGGATCATCTCTGTGCTGTACTCCTGTCTCCACTTCTGCAGCTTGTCCAGTGCAGAGCGTGGGAAGTCCCCAACGGCCTGCTGATAATGCTGGACGATCTTGGAAAGTTCTACGTCAACGGCGGCAGACAATCTTCCTTCTCCTTCTCCTTCTCCTTCTCCTTCTCCTTCTCCTTCTCCTTCTCCTTCTCCGGTTATTCTTTGGCTTTTTGAATTTTCAAAACCGGGGTTTTCTTTTTCACTAAAACCGGGGTTTTCATTTTTTTTCGGTCTGCCGCCTTTTGCTCCGTTCAAAACGTCTTGCATGGACTTTTCAAGAGTAGGTTTCACAAGCTTCCAGCAGATAGAGACAACGCCTTTCACTTCCGGCTCTTTTCCGGTAAAGCTGTACTCAATGATTGCTTCGTAAAATTCTGCGCGCTCTTTTTTGCTCAAATCTTGTGCCGCTTCGTAGTAAGAACGAAAAAAGCTGAAGCTTTTTCGGCTGATTCCCAACCCGTTTCACCTCCTTTGCACGCCCGTATAGCCGGATAGCACAGCTACCAAAATCAGAAGGGGAGATCTTCTGCGTCTTCGTTGATGGGGTCATACTCGGTAGATGGAGCCGGTTCTGGCGCGGCAGTGCTGTGCGGTGCGTAATCCGCAAGTGCTTCACCGGGGTACATCTGCGCACCCTGCAGGCCTTCCGGTTCTGCTGCCGGTTCCGCAGGTTCCAGCGGCGGGCCGGGCTGTGCCATCAGGTCAATCATCTGCTGCAGCCAACGGAATGTCACCAGCCCGCCGGGCTGAACATCATCCGCGTCCACATCGTAGTAGATCTTGCTGTTGTGCTCCCGCTCTTTCAGCTTCTGGGCAAAAACCGTGACCTGATCGCCTTTCTGCAGCATCCCATCCCACTGGTCGATGCCGTGCCAGAGGTTCACGCCCACAAAAAAGCTCTGCCATTTGCCGGATTCATCCTGTGTGCGGCTGGCTTTCAGGTCAAACTTCAGCACCCGCTTCTGCCCGGCATCCCGGAGCACCGGGTCTTTGGCGACCTCACCGTGCAGCATGATGCCGTTCTTGGTCTGGACGATCATGCATCATCACCACCAAACGGGTCATCGGCGGGCTGGTCTTCCGCAGGCGCTTCCGGAGCCGGGATCAGCGTGCCTGCTGTCTTGCGGCGGCGGTGGGAGCCTGCGTAAGGATCCAGCACCGGAAGATCTTCGGGCACCTCGCGGGCGGTGCTTTCAGCGTCCACACGCACCTCGCTCTCATCGTACAGAGCGCCGAAGGTGGACGGGAACGCCTCACGCAGGGCGTGTACAAGTGCAACCTTGCGGATCATGGTAGCCTTTTTGCCGTTCCAAAGAGACTTTCCGGTGTCGTATTCACTGAGCTTGACTTCCTCGTAGCTGGCGCGGGTGCGGTCTTTGCGGTAGACCTTCGCCCAGCCACCGAGAAGGATCTCGCCGCCGTCTCCATCATAGACAATGGAACCCTCACGGTTCAGCAGCTGGCCATCTGCGGTCAGGACGATCACGCCGGCTTCAAAGCCGTCAAAGTTGGGGTTGCGCTCGGCCATCTGCAGATAGCAGTTCTTGCCCAGCACGATGGTGCTGGCGGTGTCATCGTTCTTGTTGTCGTAGTGAATCAGGTAAGCCTCTTTGGTAAAGGGGTTCAGCTTGTACTGCTTGCAGGTCTCCAGAAAGATTTTGCATTCAGAATCGGTGGCTTTGGGGCAGATGAAGTTGCGCACGTCTCCAAAACTCACCGTGAAGTGCTGACCATCGGCAGCGGTGATCTCCACCGGCACGGACGGTGATGCGGCCTGCATAGAGGTGCTGCCTGCACGGTTGGAATTCTGAGCGGAATGGTTTGCCAGAGACTGTGCGTTGGAAACGGACGAAGTAGGCGCGGGTGCGCCGGGACGAGTAAGTGCCATAAGTAAATACCTCCAAAATTATTTGATGGAACCATAGCGGAAGCCGCGCTCTGCGGCCCCCTGCTTGAACCACGCGATGTCCTCCGGTGTGAACTCCACCCAGAAGGAATAGCGTTTGCGGGCCGGTGCGGCTGGCTCTGCGAATTTCTGAAGCATGCTAAAATCCAACCTGCCATCCGGCGTGATGGCTGCATTGGCCTGCGCCGTTTGGACCGCTTCTGCGGCGATCTGGCGTTCTTCACCGGTCGGAGGGATAATGACCGGAGCGGTGGCCTGCGCCCGCTCTGCGGCCATTCTCTCGGCTTCTGCGCGGCGCTGGGCGTACCGGGCATTCTGGCGGCGGCTGTGCTCCACGAGGGCGGCGTTCAGATTCAGTTCACGCAGATACTCGGTGGTGCAGGCTTCGGTGTCCTCGCCGCAGTTCTCCCGGATGAGCCGCAGCTCCTCCCGCCGGGTCTCCACGCTCTTGCGCAGCTCCCGGCTGGCCTTTTCCAGATCATAGGTCTTGTTGAGCCACTGGGGCACAAGCAGGCGGTCAAAGGGGATCATCTCCCGCAGCTCGCCGATGCAGTCCGCATAGACAGTCCGCAGGGCGTCGGCCTTGTCCTGCCGTTCG